TGCTTGGGGATAGAGAAATTGCACCAACTGTGTCGAATTGATTTGATGTTGTGGAGCTAGAGACAGTCTGTCCGGTAGGAATCAGTGTATTCGTATCACCAGCTACAAGAATAGATGAGGTGGTGAAGGTTTGTTGCTTACGAGTAAGACCTGCATAGGCAACTAAGTTATCAAGAGCCACACCAGTTGCAGAGTTTGGGTCAAAAGCTGCATACACTTCTTGAGCTGCTTCCCACAAATCAGCTTCACTTGGAGCTGCTAGGGAGATGAGACGACCCAATGCACTTGAATCTGAAACATCTACGATATCATTTGGTTGAATAAGGTCTTGGAACAATTGTACAGCCAGAGCCCTATTAGCTGCTAAGATATCGGCCAGTCGTTTAATGACAAAGCCAGAGTCTGTTAAACCTGCCATAATTATTCCTTATTTAAATTTGTATAATTAGTGGCTGTGAGACTGTTCCATCAACAACCTTAATAGTAAAAGTGAGGGTATAGGATCTATTTTCTAGAGTGGAGTTCCAAGACATAATCTCTTTAACACCCGGATCTGCTAGGACTTGAGTTTGCGAAAGGATGTCCACCGAAGCTTTAGAAGTATTCTTTTGCCCAAGAATCCTCTGGAAGTAGGGAATTCCGTAAGCTGTGTTGATAAACCACTCGCCAAGGAAGGATCTTAAGAGTATAAGAATTCTTTGACCTGTTACTTCTACTGGAGTTTGTGTAGTATCAGAAGCAAGGAGGGGGCCGTTGTGCCAGACAAGATCAGTCTTAGCATCATTGAGTTTTAGATCGATGGTACACCTCCTTATGCGATTGGTATGCTGACCGGGCCTGTCGGAGCAGTCGGGTGTTTGTGTGTGTTAAACGGAATACCGTTGAACGTTGCAACACCACTGATAGTGTAATTTCCTGTCTGAATAAGATTACCTTGAAGGGTAATATTTCCTATCCATAAACAACTAGTTGCGTCTACATTCATACTCTGAGCATTAAAATTAATACTATCAGACGCATTAATAGTGACGTCAGAACCATTAATAATGATTGGCATATTACTGGTTGTAATCCCAATACTTCCATCTACATGAATTCTCAGCTCAGCCTCTGCACCGCCAAGGTTGGCGAACACTACAGTATCCTGAGTGTTGTGCGTAAGAACATGTTTTGCTGGATTATTCACAGCAGATCCCGGAGGTTGGATACCCGGAAGAAAGATAGCGTCAGCTTTATCCATCTTGCCGAAATTCAATGGAGCAGCAGGTCTACCATTACCACCTTTCCATGCGTCCATACTCCGCATAGAGAAGATAGCCATTCCTGTATCACCAACTTCCACAGGGAAAGTGAAGCCTGCCTTCTTAGATACTTGGAAGGATACTGGAACCCCACCAATAACTGGTCGTTCAGTTACAGTGCCATCTTGAGACTTATCATTAATAGTAGGTTGAACATCAACCATCTGCCCATTAAGTCCATCTCTCACCGCAACCACAATACATGGAATGTTGGTGTACATATTCTCCATTTGATAATCAAATGCAGCAGTGAGTGTGTCTTGAATTATAGCTGCTGTCATTTTCTCACTACCCTTTCAATAACTTCGGCTTTGATTTCAGTCCACCAGTTTTGACCTCTCCAACTTCCTGAGTGGCGGAGGTCTTTAACGACATACCAGCCATCCAACAAAGTATCTTCTATCTTGATAATATCCCCAGCTCTAATGTCAGGATTAAGAAGAATCTTAACTTGAATGCTAGGCTTCTTAACTTTATCTTTCTTAGAACGTCTTCTATCACCAGACACTCGATAAGCAGTTTCAATCATCCCGGTGTATTTAGAGATAACATAGGCTTGATTAAAGTTCTCGGAGTTTCCTCTATCATTATCGTGAACGTAGAGGACATTATCTTCTAGTTGATAATTTAAACTGTACTTCTCAGACAACTCGTCTAGCATTTCTCTTGGTGTACCACTGAGTGGGTAGCCGTAGATAATAGGACTATTTAAGTTAGTTCCATTGTAAACCCCGCGATCAGCACCAATAGCTTTACGGAGGATTTCAACAGCCTCTCTAACATTTCTACCCGCAGGGACTACGGAAGACAAGGTTTGGTGGTTTAATTCCGTGTAACCACTCCCCATAGTGAGTTGGGTGATACGATCCGTCCCAGACTTCCTTGTAGTAACGTTGGTCACTTGTCCGGCAAATAAACGTCTAACGCCACCTGTATCTCTGTACCCACCATACCCAGCACTTAACACAGCAGCAGGGTAATCTACATCTAGTATCTTTAGTTGTTCATCTGTAAGATTTGTAATCTCTATGGCTGCTGAATTTGTTCTATTCTTATTGTTTGAAGATTTAGAGACATCAAAACTCACTTGAAGGTCATGAATTTCTAAAGCATTAAGAGAAGTAGCATCCCCAATAATTAAAGAGTATTTACGGTTGATCTGTAGGAAGTCCATTTCCATTGCTTAACTCCCGTTAGAATAGATGTAGTACAGACTGTAATATTGGTCAATAGCGTCTGGATAAGTCTTATAAGGCTCAGACAAAGTGTTAGCTTGTTCTTCTAGAAAGAAATAACCTGTGAGTGGGAACAACGCATAATCTAAAAAGATTGGATAACCCGGAACTAAAGCTTCACCTACCACAATAGGATTCTTATCAGCGTCATATAATGAGATAAAATACAACTGACTTCTTTCATTGTAGACAAACTCAAGGTTATATGAGTTACCTTGAAATGCCATTGCATAAGTGTAATAAGTGTCACTAAACAATGGCATTTCTACATACATTAAATTAGTCATTGTTATACTCCTCTTAGTGGGTCAATCACTGGTGTTGTGCGTGGCCCATGATTACCTTCCCCAACCCTTTGAGCTGTACTATCTTGTTTACCTTTGTCACTTTTAGATTTGGCTTTCTTCTTAATGGCATCTGCAACATCTTTAGGGATTGTTGTCTTTTTAAGAAATGCAAAAGTAACTTGTTCTAGAGCGAAGGTAACATACAATCCATAACCAGTGTTAGCATCTTCCCTGAATACCATACTTGTAATAACTAAATTATAGACAGGCTTCCTGAGAATAATTCCATCATATTCATAGATAGTGACAAGTTGAATGTTAGGATCAAACTGTCCAGTCTTTTCGTTAAAGATAACACCGGACATCAGGTTAACCAACATACCTCTAATCTGTTCTAGTTGGTCAGGTTTAGAGCTGTCTACAACAATCTCGGGCTTTCTGTCAGGGAGAAACTGTCCAATGCTGTCAGGAATTAATTTCTGTAATACGCTTTGGTCTGTACTATTAACAGAGACAGGTGTAGGGGCTTCACTGACATTGAAGGGACTATTTCCTTCAGGATCTTGAATAAGATAAGATGCTGTGGAAATATCGATCCCAGTGATAACAGCAGAGATATTAAGCTTCTGGTTTTCTCTGGTAAAATGGTCAGATACTGAGCCACCATCTGCAATAGGATGAGATGTCACTTTGCCGTTATGACTTTGTGTATAGCTCGTAACAGCGTCTAGATAGATTCTGCCACTCTCATCCGTATTTCCAGCAGTACTATCTCCCCAACTAATCATTAATGACATATAGTGGCTTTAGCCAACCTCTTACTTAGCTGGGAATTTATCTTGAACTTGACCGAACATATCACCGATATGATCCTTCACAGCATCTCCGACAAACTTCGCCAGCTTACTGGAGTCTTCAGAGGCTAATGTTGTTGGGTCAATCTTAATGGTAATATCTACAGTGTTGGTATTGGTTACTCCCTGAGCTTGTTGCTCGGCAGCCATACCCATAGCCATATCCTTCTGATTTTCTTTACTGAATGCATCATCATAAGCTTTTGGGTCATGATAAAACAAAGAGTGTGGGTCATCATAAACAGCTCTCCCTCGTTCCCTAGCCTTCCCAAGATTAACGGCTGTGTTATTGAGTGCAGCCCCCACTAGTGCTTTAGGATCTGTGTATTCCCCAATACCATCAAATGGCTTAATCTTTGGAACTTCAGTAATATCTATTGTCTTTGTCGGTAAATCACCAGACTTCAACCTCTGTAGCTCAGCAAACGCATGAACAATATCAGCTAATTCTTTGGCAGTAGATTTTAGTGTTGGAAGGAAGTCCCCAAAGATATCTTCAAGCCTGATGGCTGAAATCTGCTTCCATAGGTCTTTGATGTCACGCCAATCTGCTATAAGCTCTTTTGTAGTATCTTTACCAAGCCAATCAGCAACAAGACTATCCTTACCTTCTAGAGCCCTCATAAAAGACTGAGGAAAAAGAAGTAATTCCGAGGCATATTTAGTGGCTTCGTTGAAGTACTCGGCTAAATCCCTTACCAAGCCATTGCTTTCATTTAAACCGGCTGTAAGGGTGCGAAATATCCGAGCAAACCCCTCTTCTACACCAGCATCAGAGGCTACCTTAGCTAAGTCAGCTATAGCATTCTGATAACGGCCTTGTTCCGCCTGCGAGGCTTTCTCTGCCTTGGCTAAGTTTGGGGCAGCACGCTCGCTGGCAATTTCACCCGCTGGAATAAGAATATTACCTTTAACCTGTCGAGCGTGAATTGCTTTTAGAAGTGCGTCTTCTGCTTCTTGTCCATGAAGCTTGCCTCCAATCTTTCTCTGCCAAGCTTCAGCAAAAATAGACTTAGCACCGGGGTCTGCAATGGCGATCATGTTCAACTGACGCTTTTGAAGTTCGTTCATGTCAGCTACTTCAGAAAGTGCGTAGAATAACCTTTTCTGATGTACAGCATCAATCTTCATTACTCGGCCATGTTCAGAGAAACCTTTAAAGATTCCTTGACCTTCTTTTACAGTCATACCCGCATGGGTAAGGCCTGCGAGCATACTGTTATAACCTTGGGTAGCATCAAGATAATTGAAACCAACTCTATTAGCAGTTGAGCGTAACCAATTAAAAGAGTCTGTGCCTTCTTCAGCAGTACCGCCAGCTTGTTGTACGACAGCTTGGGATTGAAGTTCAGCAGCTACTACTTTCTGGTTGAGTTTATTGAGACGACTAAGACCGTAACCACCTAAAGCTAAAGCCATGGCGGGTGCGTAAACACTGGAGAGGGCTAGACCTCCTCTAGAACCTCTTGCAACAGCAGCCCCTGCAACAGCGCCCGTAAGAGCTGGATTAACAGACATTCTATGACCAGCAGATGCCCTTGTTAATGCAAGTCCAACATCCCTATTCAGGGCAGTTTGGTCAATGTGAAACCGACTAACATGGAATACCAGTCGCTCGCTTGCAATATCTAATGCCGTACCAAGAGCAATATTAAGCTTACCTTGGTCAACAGCAAACCCTGAGAGGTTTAGCTTAATTGGTCTATTTAAAGTGCCAAGCTTATGCAGACGGGCTTCAATGTGATCAATTGTTTTATTTACTTTGTTGACACTAGCTGTGTCAATCTTGAAGCCCATGCTGGCGAAGAAGCTTGCGACGTTCATTAAATACTACCTCTTCATTTAACCTTAGATTTGACTATCGCTTGTTCTTTCAAAGCATCATAGACATCCAACATTTCTAGAAACGCATAAAGCTGCTTAGTACTATACTTCCAAGACATATCCGCTGCAATGTCCAAACCACCCTTCTCATGCATAGCAATACGATATATTTGCCAAGGTTGGGAGAAGGATTTATCAATCTCTTGTTCTAGGGATGTTCGTGTGTTAACACCACTCCCCGATCCTGATGCCCCAACGGGGATTATTCTTCGGAATCGGGTGCCTGAAAAACATCAGCAAAGTTGTATTCCAACACTGCTTTATAGAGTTTCTGCAAGTGACCATACTTACGAGAGAACGTGATATCAAAAGATTCTGCTGTAATAGCGAAGTTATCTTTTGATACATACTTACAAATGATTTGTTTCATTTGACTAAGATCTGCTTTACCACTGTCAATAGCTTCTTGATATTTCTCAAGGAATTGAAGGCCTGTGGTTGCAGGCATTGCACTGACAAAGTATTCAACCTTATCAATTACAATCGTTTCTTGTTCCAATACTTCTAGTTTTTTAGCTGCCATTTGTTTTCTCAGAATAAAAGTTAAAGGTTAAAATATTCGCTAAAGCGAGTTTACGAAGTCAGTAGCTGCATTCAGTGCAGAATCAAACAGACTCGTTTCGGGACGGTTGTTGCCACCGACGGTGTATGTGGTGGTTGTACAGCAATAGATTTCCCAGTTTCGATACTCAAACTGCCCAGTAAAAGAAACTGTCGGATAACCAAGTATACGACCCTCAACAGAAGAGAATACACTTGTTCCTGACTTATCTTTCAAGGTAAGAGCAAGACGACCAGTTCCTTCAGAGATATCACTATCAAGAACCCACGACATTACTTCATTACTCGCAGAGCTTTGTAACAAAGAGACAGTGATTGTAGCTGCTGTAGACTTATTAGGCACAAAAGTATTCTTACCTCTAATACCTTCAATCACTTGAAAGGCTTTCTTGCTACGGGTAATGTTAATACTCTGCCAACCAGTCAGTTGATATCCACCAATAGAGAGTATTACGTCTTTCGGACTATACGTGTTTATCGTAAATGAATTAGACATTGATCAATCCTTCTAGAGCAGGTAGAGCACCGGTGGCTAAGTTAATCAAGTCTTGCAGAATACTGCTAGGATCGGAGTTACTACCAATGTTGATAATAGCTGATGAAGACTTCAGCCCCCAAACACGATTATCAATACTTGCACTCTTAGAAAGAGTAGGAAGAGTTTCAATCCATGTGGTGGCTGAATAGAACAAATCAGAACCTGACGGGTCTTTGATCAGGAGACTGAACTTACCCCTTTGAGTAAGCTCATCTAACTGCCAGAATTTAGTCAGCACATCATTAGAAGGTGAGCCACAGTGAAGAGTCAGGGTGATTGTATAAGTTTGATCACTATTGTACAGTCTTGCCATTGTTCCGTCTGGTGTTTTAACCGAAGTGAATGGCATTACATCTTTAGTGATAGAGATGAATGTTCCATCAACAAAACCACTTACTGGAAGAAGTCCACCAATGAGACACTGGATTTTGTCAGGACAATAGTTGAAGATATCAGCCATAATAATTCCTTATTGGAAAGGGGCTATTAAGCCCCAATATATCTATGGCTTACATCACCCACCGAGGGTCAGTGCTTCCCCCCGCAGCAGCCACAGCAGCCACTTCAGAAGGAGCAAGAGGCATGTTGCCGCCAATGAACAAATCACTGCCAAACATATAAATATGCCATTCGCGAGAAGTGTGTTCAGTACCAAATGCTGCTGTAGGGGGTGCTTGGATAATTGCAGTGTTAGAGCTTGCAATAGTTTGACCGCTCATGTCCTTCATGGAGCAATTTACCACCCAAGAGTTGTCTACCACAGCAGCATCTGCCAATTGAAGTTGTTGCAATACGGTGTTAGATGGAGAGGTTTGCAAGAGAGTAATAGCAACGTTCATTGCTGTTTTACTACGTTTTACCCGACCGAAGCTGTTGTCTCCCGCTCCTTGGAAAGGTGTACTCGTAGGAGTGATTCGCTCCATAGACACGAACGTGCCATCGGCAAAGCCCGTAATCCGGTGAACAAAACTCCCTTTACTTAGTACGATGGTGAACTCGTCTGGTGCGTAGTTCCCGATAAAATTATCAGACATTATTTCTTATCCTTTATACGCTGAGGTAAATTTGCACCGAGACGCTACGAATTGCAGAACGCAGGCGTGCATTAATTACAAATACACCAGCAGCACGTTGCGCACGAAGATTTGATGGGATGCTCAAAACAGGTGGCGTTTGAACGGTCCAACCTTTATCAATAAGTTGATTGCCTTCTGCTTGTGACAGCACTGCACGGAGTTCATTTTCTACAATGAGAAGACCCGGATCATCCATCGCAATTTTCAGGCTATTGATAATGCGGAAGAAAACACCTTCTTGCATCCGTGCTTTCAACCAATCCTTACCAATCACGATGTCAATCGGCTTTTTATCAAACATGTTGCCATCTTGGAAAATGTTAACTCCGTGTTTTGCACGGTAAAAGTTCCAAGATTTATTGCGCAAGTTGGTAATCTGAGTAGGACTAAGCTTACTTACAGTAACGCCGTTTGCACGCTTAAAATCCCAGTCATTTGCACCCGGAGTAACAGCTAATTGACTACCTACCCAAGCTGCTTCAGGAAACTCAGTAGCTGCTGTTGGGAGGTAAACACCGAAGGTACGACCTGCCGATTTCGCATTAAGTTTATAGCCGATATCAGTGGTGCCTGTAGTTGGAGCTACTGTATCCGAAGAAGACAAACCATAGATTTTCTCCATAGATTGAACCATATCAGACAGGGCTTCTTGCTCAGCTTCTACTTGTGTTTCTGCAAGGAGGCAATACCAAACATCATTATCAGCATCTACGGCTGTCAATGCAGCAGGCCAAGTTTCAGTAGGGGTAGTGTTGGCTTGTGTCAGATTGATCGAGACATCCAAGCTCCAAGCTGTACCGGGAGTGGTTACACCAATAGTCAGAGTACCAACACCATCCGTGCAAGTGATTCCAGTTACAGTACCAATAGCAGTATGCAATCCTGCTGTAATCTCAGCAGCTGTTGCAGTGCCATCAGAGGTATAGGTGTAAGGAGTACCATTCAGAGTAACGGTGTAAGTAGAGCTATTAGCTACAACTGGGGTAAGTACACTCTGATCAACTTGGCGGCGACCAATAATAACTGCTGGTGGTGGAGCACCAATTACAGTTGTTTGGCCGAAAGCTTTGTTAGCCAGAATCCATGCATTTTCAGTAGTGTCGAAGTCAGCCTCTACATCTGTAATGCTGGCATAAGTACGAGTGCGATCAGAGAAGTTGGTGAAGGTTGCTAGTACCAACGGGTACTGGAAAGAAGTAGTGCTGATAGCAGTAGACTGGTCAGTAATAACAACTTGGACGATTTCATCTAAATCGTTTGACATATTTTATTATGTTCCTTTATTATGTAGCCACTGCTACGGGTAAGTAATGCTTTCTGGAATCTTAATTATTTCTGAGGTGTTATCAATATTCTGTTGAATCACAACACCCTCTACAGTATCAATAACTTGTAAAGTGTTTACGATATAACTGAAGGTAACATCCAATGTTTGGTATTCAATCCACTTTGTATCTCGTACTTGTGGTGCTCTGCGGGTTTGACTCTTCCGCATAATACTAAGCTTATTTCTTTTAAGCTCTTGGATAGTCAGTGGATTGTTATTAATTCTTTGTGTAAAGCTTTGAACCATATCCCCGGCTAAACTGCCGACGAATGAGAACTGACATAGACACTCATACACCACTTGGATACTAAGCTGACTGTTCAAGTCTACTTTGGTGGATGTATTATGATGACCAATCTGTTGAATATTTAGAATATTAACTACACAATAACTTTCAGCAGGTTCCAGTCCATTCGAATTTGAGAAAATAACTACAGGAGAAGTAAACTCTGAAAGAGCAGCTAGTGCAACATTCCTGATTGATGTCCTAACTTGACTGTATACTGCTGTCATGCGTCACTTCCTTTCTTCGCTACTTTAGCAGTTACACCTTCAATCAACTCACCGCTGTGATACAAAGGACGATCAAATCCCTTAATTGCAATAGTGGCTGGAGCGTTTCGTGGAGCATCCCACTCCAACATAATCTTTTTCAATGTCTGTTCAAATGCCGGGAGAGAGTTTTGCATAGCTGTTAACACATTACCTCCCTCAGACAGAGACTTAATCATCGCTTGGAATTGTTGTTTGTTAGCCCCAGAGTTTAAAGCTCCCATTAATCCAACACGCATAAAAGGTCTTGGTGGAGTCACGGCTCCGGGGAACATAGAGGAGGGTCCATTAACATGACCTTGTTCAACATCCTTTGCTATCTCGGCCATAGGAACATTAGAGCCGCTGTGTATCTGACCAGAGAACCAACCTAATTGAATTTCATTCTGTGCAAGAAGCTCAAAGTCCTTTATAAGCTTTTCCCATCCAGACTTATCTACTTTTAAATTGAAAGACATAAATACCCCTCAATTTGGAGTGACCTCTATTCTGGCGCACATTACGCGAGTGTGGTCAATGTTAGTTTGAGCGTGATTGTTATCTTTCATCACTCGATAACGATAACCCTGCCACGAAAACTCATCGGCGTCCCAGCCGCCAGAACCTTGTTGAGCAGCTCGTAATGCGGGAACTGTAAGGCCTGATACTTCTTGTACAAAGACCACAAGCCAAGATGTATTCCTGTCACTCTCTGGCATCAGCATTAATTGGGTATCCCTCAAAGGCTGTACTTTAGCTTTAACAGTGAAAGTTGTGGCTGATCCTTCAACCCAATCACCATTAACATATGTACCCTGAGCTTGCCTAGAAATAGCCAAATCATGAAACTTAATCAGACGATAACTAAGGGCCATTCCAGCACTCTCCTATTACCGAATACTAAGTAATGTTGTTGGATATTAATCTTAGTAAGTTCTGGTCTTACATTATCTGGGTTGTTATTATTAGCATGAATATCCTGCCAAGAAATACCAGAAGCGTAAGGCATAATCCCATCAGGAAGGGCATTGATAGCGGATTCACTAATAAGGTCTTTAAGGGCCTTTTGATAATCCCTACTTACGTTGGACCATATCTGTTCATCACCAACTACTTCTTTATAGTTGATGGTTGCGAGCATCATACTGGCACCGATAGCTGCCATACGAATTGCTCTTTGAACTACACCATTAGTGTAGTTTAAGAATGCTAGATACTCATCATTTGAGAACATTGGATAAAAGGGGTTGTTTGGAACATCCCCAATTACCAATTTCATTAAGAATATCTTTTGATCATCTGTGAGGGGTGTTGCCATTAATCCTTCTCCCTGTTCTGTGAAGAGAAGTCACAGACTAAATGTAGCTTGGGTATATTAGCTTGCAGGCATAATACCAGCAGTAATCAACTTGGTCAGCAAAGCATTGTAAGCAGTGGTTACAGCAGTGAGATCTGCAAACGCTGGGGACTGTTGAGCTGTAAAGGTGATTTGTTTAGCAATACCGGCAACAGAAGTACTTGCAGCAACTGCGTTAACAGCACCAATAGCAGTACGAGCTGTAGCGGCATCGGCAGCAGTCAATACAGCACGACCAACACTAGTAGAATCGCTAATACTGGTAGAGGTAACAGTTTCTGCACCACCAGCGTTAATTTGTGTAGCCAAGCTTTCTACTGCTGCGATATAACCAGCACCAATGAGAGGTGTAACAGGCATATGTATAACTCCTAAATAATGGAGGGACTAAACATCCCTCCTATTAATCTCACTTAAGCTACAGTGATTTTCAGAATAGCTTGAGGACGCAGCACAGCGTTAGCGAAGTTAGATTCAGTCATGATTTCAATGATGTCATCTTTATCGTTACGATGTTCGAAGTAGTAAACTTCAGATGCTGGACGGTTAACAGTGCTGAAACGTGGTGCTGGGCTGTAGTAGGTTTTGTACATCGAGCCATCACGTTGAATTGGGAAAGCACGAGCTTCACCAGTTGGAACCAATTTCACGCCAGCAATCGAACCACGGTATTCGACGAAGGTGATACCACCATAAGTGAACGAACGGAAACGTTCATCAAGACCCATGGAACCCGGAGCAGTCAGACGACCGTTCATGATCATTGCAGATTGCTGTTGGTTGAAATACTTGTAAGTATCACGAACAAACGGATGACCAATCAGCTTAGCAAAGAACTCTGGGGAACATACACACATGATAGCATCGTAGTTGAATACACCATTTTGCAGGCCATCTTGGATGGAAGCAATGATTGGCTCAACACCAGCCAATGGATCTTGGGTAAGGTCGTTCAGAGCCAAAGTGAGCGCAGTTTGAGTAACACCAAATTCATTGTAATAGTTTACAGTAGCGCCGTAAGAAGTTTTCATGGTGCCGTTTGGCGCGTACACAGTACCGTCATTGATCAACTGAGCACGGGCCAGTTCCAGACGTTGTGCGTGACTCTGACGAGCCATTTGCATCTTGCGATCACGAACGAGGTTAACAGACTCAGTTTGAATCCCAGCGTAAACGTTGGTGAAATCAACCATACCGTTAATATCGTTAGGGGTAATTGCATCATCCATTGGGAAGTGAGGAACCTGAATCAACAGGGCATCACGAGTGTAGTTACCTTGAACGCTGTTACGTTCATCCCAACCACGATCACCACCAATGGTCAGCGCTTGCATGAAGCGAGGAACCAAAGCAGTACGGGTAGCCAGCATTTCATTAGAGAACATACCCAGACTGTTGTACAAACCCCATTGGTTAGGGATGTAGTTAATCTGAGTAGATAGGTCTACTACTTGGTTGAGGTTGTTAGGATTATAAGAAAGTGCCATCTTTAGAAAACTCCGATATTAGATAGAAGGACGAACAACAGTACCGGCAGTTTCAACCAGCACGTTTTGAAGTTCCAGAAGATGTTTAAGAACACCAAACTGAGTAGTAGTGATACCTGCGAAGTTCACTTTAACAGCGTTCAAGATAGTGAAGTCTTTCAACATCACTTGACCGCGCTTGTAGACAGTCATCGACTTAGGACTAGTAGCAGCAGTAACGAGGATTGGTGCCAGTTCATAACCATAGTAATCACCGATAACAACAGCAAATTCATTGGTGGTTACAAAGCTGGTGGCATCTACTACAACAGAATAGGGAACAGTTGGGTCAGTACCTTTAGCACGGAATACCACTGCACCGAGGTTCAGGGTGGTATCACTACCAACAGTTACACCAACAACTTTACGGGCATAACCTACAGATGGGTCAACTTCATGGACAACGAGGTCAGAAAGAAGCTGATAAGGACGTTGAATCAGGGGCATTGTATTTTTCCTTTGTTATTATTTAAATTACTTGGCAGCGTATTTAGCTTTCATCATTGCATCGAAAGAGCCTTCTTCAGTCTCTTCTTGCTTCATGTGAACAGAGCTTTGTTTGAACAAACCGCTTTCTTCAACAACTTTAACTTTGTCAGAAAGGGATTTAACTACAACAGCAAATGCTTCATCACCCAGAGGCTCAAGAGATTTAACCAGAGCATCAAGTTTCTCAGCATCATCTTCTACAGCCGCCAATGCATCTTTACGGGCTTTAGTTACAACACCTTGTTCCAGTTCTTTAATACGAGCACTTGCTTTTTCAAGGGCTTCAATCTGAGTAGCGATTTGTGCTTTCAGGAGAGTTTCCACGGCAGCTACAGCTTTTTCAATTTCTTCTTTCAAGGGAGTTTCCTTTGGAGTTTGTTTAATGTCAGCAGAGGTCTGCTCAGTAGATTGTTTTGCTTTTACAATGGTTTCAATTCTTTTGTATGACTCTGGATTTGAAAGGACTTTCTTAACAAGTTTATAAGTTCCATCACCAAGCTTTTCTTCTGCATCTTCTGATAGCAATACTTCGTCTTCATCAGGAACATAAGAAACCATTGTAGTTACGGCAGTAGCAGTGTCTTCTACTACATACTCACCATCTTTACCGACAGTGTATTTAACTGTGTAGAGTTCACCTTCTACACAGAAAATAGCCTGAGATTCATCAAAGTCTTCTACATAGCACCAATCATCTTCATCACAGAACATCTCTCGGATTTCATCTGTAAGTTGGGATTGGATTGTACTGTAGAAAGCTTTCTCTACATCATAACCAAGAGCCATCAGAGCTTTTTTAATGTCTTCTGAGAACTCAACATTGGATTTCATAAGAAGAGAGACTGGACGGTTGTTCGCACTAAAGCCTTGAGTTTCATGGCAGAGTGCTAGATGTGGGGTTTTCTTACCCACTTGTTTAGTAATCTCAAGGGGCATAAGCTAACCTTTTCCGTTTCTTTGTTTTAGGACCATCTGTTTTAGTAGTACTTGTTCCATCAACAGCTTCTTGCTGTGGTGCAAAGGAGACATCAGTTATTTCACCAGTCTTTTTATTGACCTTACCGATAGCACCAATACTTACACCGCCAACAGCGCCGGATTTCTTCAGAGTCCAAAGATCATCATTGTTATATTTGATCTTAGCAATCCAAGTACCAGCACTCACCTTCTCACCAGTAGCTTCAACAATCATGTCAATCTCTGGGACAATCCAAGACTTCTCAATGGTGAAAGTGTCTGTGTTAGCTTGATGGAAGAGATTAGGCTGCACTACACCCGCTTCAAGATAGTTGTTAAAATCTTCACAAGCTTTAGCAACGGTCTCTGTGCTCATCCATTCGCCATGAGCATCTTTTACGTTGGGCTCATAGACAACTTCGTAGCTAATCATCTCTTCAGATTTCAATACTTCGTCTGGAGTTTCTTTAGCACTTCCACCAAACATCTTTTCAATCAAAGAAGAGAACATATCAATCATTTCAGAAGCTTTAAGAATTTCAGGAAGATCTTTATCTGGGTAATACTTCTTGTAAGCAGCCCTTACGTTACGTTTAACTGCTGGAAGGGCTGCTTCAGGAATTTCTACTTTATTACCACGGAACCCACCTGAGGAAAGAGCTTCAACAGCCATAGATGTATGTTTGGCATCAGAGATGTTTAGCTTGGCTTTAGACTCATCTTCTGGGTCTGGATTATATGCGTATGTTGTCATGTGTTTTCTCCATTAGAAGTTGAGGCGTCTCCTGATGATCCAGAAGAGTCTCCCGTACCATTACCCATACCGGAAGTCATACCTTCGCCAGCATTACTAGTAAACCCAACAAGTTGTTCACGAGCTTTCTCTTGGTCAATATTCACATCATCGAAAGGTTTTGGCATCCCAGCCTGATCTGCTAGCCAGTTAATAGTTTTAGGGTTATCAGAGAGCATGCCGACAGCACCACAACGTTGGATAAACTTAGACAGAGTATCAAGATCAGATTTACTAACGTCTCCGAACGCAAAACGGGGAGTTACAGTCGTATCGAAGTTATTGAGTTTAAAGAGTTGGGGAATCAAATCGTGGTTAAGTTGTTCTTCAATTTCTCTGAGCTGAGCTTCAATAGCCATCTCAGAAATACTGCTAAGAGACTCACCAAGAGAATAACTACCACCTTCAGTACCACCAAGCATCAACTGAGATGCCATCAATGCGGTAATGATATCTTTCTCATATCGTTTGATAACGGAGGAAACATCGTAAGACTTCTGACCAATCATGGACATCAGTTCAAACTTGAAGTATTGTTCACCCTTATCATCCAACACTTGAGGTAGAATCAATCCTGATTGCTCATTAGTGTGGAGGTTACGCATGATCTGCTTATAGTACTCGCCAACATTGCGGTCTTCTTCACTAGCATTAGGATCAAGATAACGTGGTGGGATATACAGTACCTTTAGACCTCGTAAGTCGCTGGCAATACCCATAGCTTCATGCTCTTGTAGAGCAGTCATATACTTCCATGCCCGCCATACAGCCTTAAGTGGACTCGTGCCTTCTGGATCATCCTTGATAGGGTTATTACGGAAGTGGATATACTTACTGCGAGGGATAGGAATATATTGACCAGCAGTAAGCATTACAAGTTGACGCAAACCAGCAGGTTTATTCTTCCACTGAAGCATCCCTGTAATCTTAGTGCCTGTCTCTTCATCCCATTGCCAAGAAGCAATACTGTCCTGAGTGATGATAGGGAGGCAGCGAAGGCCAATCTTGCCGTCGTTAAACTTACTACCTTGACTCTTCTTACGCTTGCGGTAAACCTTTTCATGGCAAGAATGGCCGTAACGATTCTTTGTAACAGCTTGGCGAATGAAGCTTCCCCAAGTATGTTCCATGTCATCCATGCATTGCATCAGGAATTCTTTCTTGTCCTTTAGCTCTTCTTCGTATCCTTCTGGAATTTCAACAGTCCAAGGTACACGAGCAATAGCCATTTCAACTAAGTTAAGTGCCGGAGCAATAACTTCATTGTTAGCCATCTTCTTAAAGGTTTCAGTAGCGTAAGGCCAGCGAAGTTCCCACTGGTATTCTTCAATGATGCCACCACCGAGGGTGATCAATCCGTTACTACTAATTTGCCCCATTTGAAGTGGTGGCATTTCAAC